ATTGACCTTAGACTGCAAAGCAGCTTCAAAAACTGTCTTTGCTTTTTCTCTAAACTCTTCAGATAGTTCTTCACCACCTAAAAGAGCATTGACATCTGCTTCAATGTCAATTTCTACTGTTTCTTCTTCTACTGTGTCTTCTGTAGTTACTTCTGTCTCTGCTACAACTTCTTGACTATCTTCTAGTTCTACTTCATCACCAGATTTAAGACCTTGTGGCATTGGATCAGCAGGCTTTGCACCTTTGTTAACTACATCTTTCACTGTTTTAATCTTGGGTTCCTTGATCTTTGCAGAATCATTAGTGGGACTATAATTATCTGGCGTTGGACCACCAAGATCCTCATAACCAACTGATGTTCCACCAGTTGTTAATTTTGGCATTGGGTCTCCTGCCTTTGCATTAGCAGTTACAGGACCCTTAGATTGCTTAGTGCCTACTTCCATTTCTTGTAAATCTCCACGAGACATTGGTAAACCCTCTGATTATCCGAGTATTAAACT